CCCGCGTATACGCTCTATTCCACACACCCAAATACATTCCACAGGAAAGCCCCCCCTTACTTTTCCAATCCTCACCCCCCGGGGGTATATATATTTTCAGAAAAGGTATTGCGAACGTTCGTGTTTGCGTTTAAACTACAGCCGTTGGTGAAGCGATGCATAGCTGTGGGACGTGTTCCTTCTTTAAGTGCGCCAACACTAACAAGTCTGAGGATTGGCTCTGGGGGTTCTCGGAGCAGGCCAACAGTCCTCAGTCTTGTTGGTGAATACGCAGGCTGATGCGGATGCGAGGATTGCGTCGATTGCTTAAGCAGGGAGAAGCGCAACAAGCCGGAGATCAGCACCGGTCACCAACTTCATATGAAGGCACATTGAGGTTGACAACCAAACCGGAGCGTTTAGTCGCCGCACTGGGCAGTGTGCCCTCATATGAGTAAGAGAAGACAGTTAGTTCTAGACTTCATCCGTGCATACATTCGGTTGCATGGTGTGTCTCCGTCTTATGAAGTTATAGCTCGGGGTATTGGATTGAAATCTAAGTCAAACATCCACAGGATCGTCCATCGCTTAAGAGCGGATGGACACATTGTGACCAAGCCTTATAAGTTCCATGCTATCAAGCTGGTTGATGCAAGCGTACGTGATGTGGTACGTCTATGAGCCTACTGACCCACGCAGAGATTAAGAAGTACTTGGACATGGTTCCCAAGGCTTCTCCTGAGAACCGTGCAAAGATTCAGGCTTTGCTGGAGATGGATAAAATAGAGCGCAGTAAGGAGTCATTCCTGTACTTCGTAACCCAGATGTGGCCTATCTTCATCTCGGGTTCCCATCACAAGATCATGTCTGATGCTTTTGAGCGGGTAGCTAACGGGGAGCTTAAGAGGTTAATCATTAACATGCCTCCTAGGCATACCAAGTCTGAGTTTGCTTCCTTCCTGTTGCCTGCGTGGTTTCTGGGGAAGTTTCCTCATAAGAAGATTATTCAGACCGCGCACACTGCGGAGTTGGCTACAGGTTTTGGACGAAAGGTTAGGAATCTTGTTTCATCAGAGCCGTATCAGAAGGTATTTAATACAAAGCTTTCAAGTGATTCAAAGGCCGCAGGTCGCTGGAACACTAATATGGGTGGCGACTACTTTGCTATCGGTGTTGGCGGCGCTGTTACAGGTAAGGGCGCAGATCTCTTAATCATTGATGACCCCCATTCTGAGCAGGAAGCCAAACAAGCCAACCCTGCCGTGTTTGATGGGGTCTATGAATGGTTTACTTCCGGCCCTCGTCAGCGTTTACAGCCCGGCGGGGCAATTATTATTGTGATGACTCGGTGGTCTAAGCGAGATTTAACCGGTCAGATCCTTAAAAACTCCGACAAAGATGGCGTAGATCAGTGGGAAGTCATCGATTTCCCCGCAATTATGCCCAACGGGAACCCTTTGTGGCCCGGATTCTGGTCTAAACCGGCCCTAGAAGCCCTGAAAGCTGAACTTCCAGTCGCTAAATGGGAAGCGCAGTACCAACAGAACCCCACATCCGAGGAAGGCGCGATCATTAAGCGCGAACATTGGATGATTTGGGAGGAAAAACGACCCCCTGAGTGCGAATACATCATTCAATCTTGGGATACTGCGTTTGAAAAGAATAATAGGGCCGACTATTCCGCCTGTACGACGTGGGGTGTGTTCCAACATCCCGATAAACATGGCAATCTAAAGGCCAACATCATCCTTTTGGATGCGTTCAAAGAACGTATGGAGTTCCCTGATCTAAAACGTAAAGCTTTAGAGGCATACAGAGAATATGAACCCGACACTTTGATCGTTGAGAAGCGGGCAGCAGGTGCGCCTTTGATCTACGAGATGAGAAAGATGGGAATTCCGGTCGCGGAGTATACGCCGGGCAAAGGAAACGATAAGATATCGCGTGTAAACGCAATCTCTGCCTTGTTTGAGTCCGGTATGGTGTGGTGTCCTGATACCCGATGGGCTGAAGAAGTAATGGATGAGTTAGCTTCTTTCCCCAACGGCGATCACGACGACCTTGTTGACTCAAGCAGTCAGGCTCTGATGCGGTTTCGCTTGGGAGGCTTCATCTCCATCGATTCTGATGAAGAAGATGAACCTTTTTACCACCGTAGAAAAGTAGAGTACTACTAAGGAATATTATGAGCATTGAACAATCTTTGAGCCAAGCCCCATTGGGCCTGCAAGACATCGAGCTTGATGACACGCCCGCAGTTGAGATTGAGATTGTCAATCCCGAGGGTGTCAAAATTGGGATGGACGGCATAGAGATTGACCTCATGCCTGAGACTGAAGAAGAAGACTTCTCAGACAACCTTGCCGAGTACATGGATGACAGCGAACTCCAAAAGATTGCCAGTGATCTGATTGAGATGGTTGATACGGACGTTAACTCCCGCAAAGACTGGGTGGAAATGTATGTCAAAGGTCTAGATGTTTTGGGAATGAAATATGAGGAGCGTACTGAACCGTGGCTCGGTGCTTGCGGTGTTTTCTCAACGGTACTCACAGAAGCTGCTGTACGGTTCCAGAGCGAGACTATCATTGAAACGTTCCCTGCTCAAGGCCCGGTCAAAACCGAGATCATCGGCGCAATTGATAAACTTAAGGAAGAGGCTGCGGAGCGTGTCAAAGATGACATGAACTACAGATTGACTGAAGGGATGCCTGAGTATCGACCAGAGCATGAACGCCTTCTGTATTCTCTAGGTCTGGCTGGCGCAGCTTTTAAAAAGGTCTACTATGACCCATCCTTGGGCCGTCAAGCTTCTATCTTTATCCCCGCAGAGGATGTGATTATTCCTTATGGAGCTTCCAGCGCCATGACCTCAGAGCGTGTGACTCACATCATGCGCAAGACAAAGAATGACATCCGCAAGCTTCAAGTTTCGGGTTTCTATCTAGACAAGGAACTTGGCGAACCTCTTCAGTTCTACACCGACGTAGAGAAGAAGAAAGCCGAAGATCAGGGCTACAACCTTAACGATGATGACCGCTACCAGATCTATGAGATCCACGTAGATTACGACCTGCCCGGCTATGAAGATGAGGACGGTATTGCTCTTCCTTACGTCATTACCTTAGAGCGCGGCACGACTGAGATTCTCTCTATCCGCAGAAACTGGGATGAAGATGACAAACACAAACTCAAGCGTCAACATTTTGTCCAGTACACCTACGTCCCCGGCTTTGGAGCTTATGGCCTAGGTTTGATTCACCTAATCGGTGGATATGCCCGTGCGGGTACATCTATCATTCGCCAGTTGGTAGACGCAGGTACGCTGTCCAACCTTCCCGGAGGTTTGAAGACCCGAGGACTGCGTATCAAAGGAGATGACACCCCCATCCAGCCGGGTGAGTTCCGTGATGTGGACGTTCCTAGTGGATCAGTCAAAGAGAACATCATGGCCCTGCCATACAAGGAACCCTCTCAGGTTCTCTTGGCTCTCTTAAACCAGATCACAGACGAAGGCAGAAGACTTGGCTCAATCGCAGATATGAACATCAGCGATATGTCAGCTAACTCTCCCGTAGGTACAACCTTAGCATTACTTGAGCGCCAGCTTAAGACAATGTCTGCGGTGCAGGCTCGTGTTCATTATTCAATGAAGCAAGAGTTTAAACTGCTCAAAGAAATCATCCGTGACTACATGCCGGAAGATTACGACTACACGCCTGTGTTTGGTACACCCCAAGCTAAACGTGCAGACTATGACATGGTGGATGTAATTCCGGTCTCCGACCCGAATTCCGCCACGATGGCTCAACGGATCATGCAGTATCAGGCTGTAATCCAGTTAGCCCAAGGCGCTCCACAGATCTACAACCTACCTTTGCTGCACCGCCAGATGATTGAGGTTCTGGGAGTGAAGAACGCAGACAAGCTTGTACCTATTGACGATGACATGACACCACGAGATCCAATCTCAGAGAACATGGCATTCTTGAATGGTAAGCCTACTAAAGCATTCATCTACCAAGATCACGACGCACACATTGCTGTACATACATCAATGATGCAGGATCCGATGGTGATGGGGCAAATGGGGCAAAACCCAATGGCTCAACAGATGCAGGCTGCAATCATGGCCCACGTTGCTGAACACATTGCATTCCAATACAGAACAAAGATTGAGCAACGCCTTGGCGCTACTCTGCCTATGCCTGATACGGAAATGCCAGAGGATATTGAAGTTCAACTCTCCAAGCTGGTTGCTCAAGCTGCAAAACAATTGTTGGACATCAACAAAAACCAAGCAGCACAACAACAAGCCCAGCAGCAGATGCAGGATCCTGTTGTACAAATGCAACAAGCAGAGTTGCAGATCAAACAACAAGACGCTCAAACCAAAGCGCAGAAAGTTCAAGGCGACTTGGCTATCAAGCAGGCAGAGCTTCAACTCAAAATGGCGCAGATGCAAGGCAACCAAGGAGAAGATCCTGCCATAGCTGCACAAAAAGCGCAGCAAGACATCGCAGTAGATGCCATGAAGAAACAAGCAGAGATGCGCATGGCAGAACAACAACACCAGCAACAGTTGGAACACAACCAACAAACGCAGGATCTACAGGCTAAACAGCAACTTCTTCAGATGCTTTTGAATGCAAAGAACCAACCGAAAGGTGAATGATGACTCAACTTCTTGATGCTTTAAACAAAAGACTTGATGAACACGTCAAGGAGTTGGTAACTGTTGTTAGTGAGGGTGGTGCTAAATCCCACGATCACTACAAAGAACTGTGCGGGACGATCCGAGGTCTGCAAACCGCCCAGTATGAACTTGCCGATCTCGTGCGAAAAACCAAGGACTATGAAGATGACTGACTTTGATGTTAGTGCGGTTGATCTGAGCGGAGTGCTTAATACCTCCGCAGAAGAGAAAGCCAAACAAGTACCCGATCCGGCTACTTACCACCTCCTCTGTATGCTTCCCAAAGCAGAGGATGAATATAGCGAAACAGGGATCCTTAAATCTGCAACTGCAATTCTTCACGAGGAGCTTCTTTCCCCCGTGCTGTTTGTAGCCAAGATTGGCCCCGATGCGTTTAAAGACGCAACTCGCTTTCCATCCGGAGCCTCATGCAAAGTGGGAGACTTTGTGTTAGTACGTCCTAACACTGGAACCCGCATGAAGATTCACGGAACGGAGTGGAGATTGATTAATGACGACTCTGTTCAGGCAGTTGTGCAAGACCCCCGTGGTATCCAGCGACCTAATTAAGGAGTAAATCATGGCTGAAATTGAAAAAACAGAATTTGAGTTTCCTGATGAAAAGGAAGAGAACCTCCGAAAGGGTGGGAAGGTCGTAACCCCCGAAGAAGACGAAAAGCCTGAAATTGAAGTTGTAGACGATACCCCGGAAGAGGATCGTTACCGCACTCCAATGAAGGAAGCTCCTCAAGATCCTACAGAAGAAGAGTTAGCAACCTACTCAGAGAGTGTCAAGAATAGGTTTAAACACTTTACCAAGGGATATCACGAAGAACGCAGAGCCAAAGAGTCTGCCGAACGTGAGAAAGAAGAAGCTCTTCGCCTTGCTCAAGCAATGTATGAAGAGAACAAAAAGCTTAAAGGCTCCGTCAATCAAGGTCAAACTGTCCTCTTGGAACAAGCCAAGAAGGTCATTAACTCCGAGATTGAAGAGGCTAAACGTCTTTACAAAGAGGCTTACGAGTCTGGGGATGCTGATAAGTTGCTGGATGCTCAGGAAGCACTCACTACTGCCAGAATCCGCGCAGATAAAGTAAATAATTTTAAGCCTGCCCCTTTACAGGAAGAAGAAACTCCTGTACAAATAGCACCACAACCTCAGCAGGCAGCGCCCGTTGATGAAAAACTACTAGCGTGGCAAGACCAAAATCAGTGGTTTGGAAGCAACAAACGCATGACTTCATATGCTTTAGGGCTACATGAGGAACTTGTTGAGAATGGTATTAGGG